ATTCTTCAACCATTACTGGTGTTGGAACAGGTACTTGGACGCAACCAACTGGATCAGGTTCAACTGTTTTAGGTGTTGCAAGTGATATTGATGTATTATATTACCATATTGAAGAATATTTTAGATTACAACCTAAAGGACAATTATTTGTTGGTATTTATGCTACAAGTGATGCAACTACTTTTGCAAGTGTTACTTTAATGCAAAACTTTGCTTTAGGGAAAATCAGACAATTATTTGCTTATCAATCTACAACTACTTTTGCAGGAACTCAAGTAACAAGTTTACAAGCTATTGTAGATGCTAATGTAGCTGTTCACAAGCCATTAGAAGTAATTTATCAAGGTAAGTTTACAACTGCATTCACAACGGCTACATTGCCTGATATGAGAGCTTTAAACGCTCCAAATGTATCGGTAGTATTCGGACAAGATGGCGCTGCTAAAGGTTACAAATTGTTTAAATCTCACGGACATTCAATCGGGTGTGGTGGTACTGTTTTAGGTGCTGTTGCTTTTGCAAAAGTTTCTGAAGATATTGCATGGGTAGGTAAATTTAATATTTCTAATGTTGAGTTTGATACTTTAGCTTATGCTAATGGAGATGTTTATTCAGCTTTATCAGATGGCACAATCTCAAACATTAATACTTTAGGTTATATAGCTTTAGTTAAACAAATAAACATTGAAGGTTCTTATTTTAATGATTCACATACATCGGTTGCTTTAACAAGTGATTTTGCTTATATCGAACCAAACAGAACATTTAACAAAGCTATTAGAAGTTTAAGAACTTTCTTATTACCACAATTAGCAAGTCCTATTGACTTAAATGCTGATGGTACATTAACTGAAGGTTTAATTGGGTATTACGAAACTTTATGCGCTCGTGCTTTGGAAACAATGCAAAGAGATGGAGAGATTTCTGCTTATTCAGTTACTATTGATCCATCACAAGATGTTTTAAGTACAAGTACTTTAACAATTAGTGTGGCATTAGTTCCTAAAGGAGTGGCACGTCAAATAGTAGTAAATGTAGGTTTCACTTTATCAATATAAAAAGAAATGGGAATATTAATTACACCGTTAATTAACGGCAAGAGTTACGAATGGTCAGACATTCAAGTTATGGTTTTAGGCGTGCCAATTACAGGTATTACTAACATCGAGTATGAAGAAAAACAAGCAATGGAGAATATCTATGGCGCTGGCGAAAATGTTGTATCTCGTGGATATGGCAAAGTAGAACCAACTGCAAAGATTACTTTATTAATGGAAGAAGTTGAAAACATTATGGCGGTTGCACCGTTTGGGCGTTTAAACAAAATTCCTGAGTTTGATATAGTTGTTGTTTATTTAGATGATGCTTTGGTATTAAGAAAACATAAAATCCGTAACGTAAGATTTACAGGTAACAACCGTAAATCATCTACAGGAGATACATCAATTCCTGTTGATTTGGATTTAATTATTTCGCATATTGAATGGATTAGCTAATAATTTTGTATATTTGCATAACCTTAAAAAAACATTATGCAAGAAGAAAAAATTATTACTGATTTAAAAGCGAAGTACGGAAAAGTTTATACAATTACAGTTCCCTTAGATGAAGATGATTCTGATAAGGTAGCTGTAATTTATTTAAAGAAACCCGATAAAAGTGTACGTTCTTTAGTTACTAAATTTGCAAGTACAGGTAACTTTGATAAAGCTGTTGAAGCTGCTTTAAAGAACCTTTACATAGGTGGCGACAACTTAGACCTTATCACTAAAAATGATGACGCTATGGCTGCCTGTGAGGATGTAATTGCTGAAATGCTAACTGTACAGAAAGCAACTTTAAAAAAAAATTAGAAGAATACAAAAAAGAATTAGAAGCGGATGAGATAGCAAAAAACAATGCACTTATCCGCTTTTATTATAAAGTAAACCCTGATACATTAACGGATAACCAATGGTGTAAAAGAGTAGCAGAGATGCAATGGGTTTTAAAATATAATGGAACGTTAACCGAAAACGATGGCAAATAAATTAGAATATGTATTAAGCTTAAAGAACAACTTTAGCAAATCTATGTCAGAGGCTGAAAAGTCAACTGATAAAATGGATTCTAAAATGTCTAAACTTGGTAAAGGTGCTTTAACTTTATATGCTGGTTATCAGGCATTAGGTGGAGTTGTTAGTATAGGAAAAGCAATTAAAGATAGTTTAGTTAATTACGAGTATTTTCACGCATCATTAAAAACAATGATGAAGGGTAATGAATTAGCTGCTGGAGCTTTGGAAACTCAATTAATGACATTAGCTAAAACAACACCATTTGAATTAACAGAAATACAAGCATCAACAAAACAACTTTTAGCCTATGGATTTAGAGCAGGAGAGGTAGTTGATACAATTAAAACATTAGGAGATGTATCGGCAGGTATTGGCGCTCCATTAGGAGATATAGCTTATTTATACGGTACATTAAAAACAAGCGGACGTGTTACATTAATGGATTTAAGACAGTTCGCTGGTCGTGGTATTCCTATTTATGAAACATTAGCAAAAAGATTAAAAACAACAACCAATGAAATCAACAATATGGTTTCAAGTGGTAAAATAGGATTTAAAGATATTGAAGGCGCTTTTAGTGATATGACTAAAGAAGGCGGTCAGTTCTTTAAATTAATGGAAGATCAATCTAAAACTGTTGGTGGTAAATTATCTAATATGTCCGATGTTTGGGAACAAATTAGAGTTAATATAGGTAAATCGCAAAGTGGAATTATTGCAAGTACTGTTGATTTTATCAATAATATGAGTAATAAAATAAATGATAAGTTAGCTGCTGGTAATTTTATGGATGAAGCCTTTAAAGCAGGTGGAGTTTCTAATTATGCAGGTATGACATCATTTTATGGTAACTTAGCAGGATTAAAAAACATTAAAGGATTAGCAGGGGATTTTGCGGATATGAAGGATCAAGCTATGTATATGCAATCCTTAATGGCTCAATCAACAACAGGTTTAAAAGCACAGCAAAATTTAGCTTTAATAAACTTAAACAAAAGTAAATTAGAGGAGAAATATAGAAACAAAGAGGTTGATGCAACTGCATTTGCTCGTGAAATGTCATTATACAATGCAGCGTATAAAGGCATATTAGGAAACTTACAAGTATTAAAACAAAAAGGAGAGGTTGCAACAACTGATGAAAACGGAAACCCTATCAAAACAACAGATACTAAATCTAAAACATTAGGTACAGGTATCGATGTTGTTGGTTCACGTCCACAAAGTTTGATTATAAATATAAATGAATTAGTACACGAATTAAAGTTAACAGCATCAACTTTAACAGAGGGTACAATGAAGATAAAAGAAGAAATTGCAAAGGCTTTATTAGAAGCTGTTAATGATGTAAATTATGTTGTAAGATAATGAACGATAATTTTATAATACCAGTAGCAGAGCAAATAAAAGGCGAAGCTAAAATGATTTTAAAAGGTGCTGGATTAGCACTCATTAAGCCTAAATTTTACAAAGTAGATTTAGATACCATTAATGAAGAAGCTACAACCGCTGATGATTTTGATGGTTATATCGGAAACTTAGGTGGTATGCCTGTTTTTGATAGCATCACTTTTAAAAACCCTGCTGGTAATAAAACGCAAACATTTACACCCGATCAAAATGAAGGTTTAGTTAATTCAACTGATTTAACTTTAGTAACCGCTTTAATTAGTGTTAACAAGCCTAAAAATATAGTACTTACAAAAGTACAAGGACGCAACGGAACGGTTAAGGAATACGTTTCTGATGATGATTACCAAATAAGCATAAGAGGTGTAATAGTTGGTAAATACGCTAATAAAAGACCTGTTGATGAAATAAAAAAGTTAGAAGATTACTGTAATTTTAATGGCGAAATTGATATAGTTTGTAATTTTTTAAATGATTTAAACGTTCAAACAGTTGTTATTACAAGTCATTCTAAAACACAACGTGAAGGGACTAGAAATGTTGTGGATTTTGAAATACAATGCTTACAAGAAACACCTTTTGAAATAAAATCTAATGCTTAGACTTATATCTAAAATAACATTTAATCAATATGATCGTGTTGCTAAAACATACGGTAAAGATGTTGTATTTGAATTTTGCGAAAGTGTTGAAATAAATTCGAGTTTTGAAAATTTCACAGATACGGCAAAAATCACGTTCCCTCGTAAACTTTCAATGAACGGTAAAAATATCTTTGTTGGAGAAAATGCAATGTTTAAAAGGCACGACAAAGTAAAAATTGAATTAGGTTATAGCCCAAAGTTAAGAACTGTATTTAACGGTTACATTACGGAAGTAGGTTCTAATATTCCTATTGAAATAACTTGTGAAGATGAAATGTTTATTTTAAAAAACACTAAAATAACTTATCCCGAAACTGTTGGAACTATTACTCACAGCAAAACAGGTAAGTTGTTAAAGAAACCAATTATCACAAGTGATCCAATAACTTTATTTCAATTATTAGATTATGCAATACCAAATGATATTGAATTTGAATGTTTAGATGTTAACTTAGGTTCATTTAGAGCAACAAAAGCAAGTATTACACAAATATTAGATGAACTAAAAAAGACATACGGATTTTACAGCTACTTTGTAACTAAACAAACAACTAAAGGATTTGGTATAAATGCAGTAACAACAAGTAAACAAGTTTTACACGTTGGTTTACCAAGTGATGCAAGTAAAACAAATACAGAAGAATTTGCTTTCGAACAAACTATAATTAATCAAGATGAATTGAAATATCAATTAGCTGAAGATATTAGTTTAAAAGTTGTTGATATATCTATGCAAATGGATAATAGCAAAAAAGAGGTTGAGGTTGGAGATACTGATGGCGCTCAAAGGACATTTCACGTTTACAATACAAGTGAAGAAGATTTAAAAGCCTATGCAACACAAAAATTAAACGAGGTAAAATATACAGGTTACGTTGGAACTGTTAGAACATTTGGAGAACCTTATATGCGACACGGAGATATTGCAAAAATAACAAGCGTTAAACTACCAGAGCGAAACGGAAACTATACAATTAAATCTGTTAGGCGAATATTTAGTGTTGATGA